TTTTTTTTTTTTTTTTTTTTTTTTTTTTTTTTTTTTTTTTTTTTTTTTTTTTTTTTTTTTTAAGACCATACACCTTTCTCAAACAGAGAAGAAAGGTGCACCCGTGAATCTGACAAACATGAAGTCTTCGCCACATGCGAATTCTTCAATAATAGCATCGTCAGTTCCACCCTTATCCAGAACTTCAAATGTGGCCGTGTATGACTTGGCCCACACTTCATCTTGATCATTCACCGCATTACCGTCACCCACAAAGTCTTCGGTAAACGAGAAATTAAACAAATTAGATGAATAATATGGAAGTTCAAATTCGATACCACCATTGGTATCAGGTACAAACGAAACTGTACCTCTTGAGCTTGCTCGCGGTTCGGTTAAAGACCACACAGCCGTAGGAGTCAAAGTACCACCTATGCTATCTAAAGTCACTTGTACAATATGCTGGTGAGCTAATTGACTAACATGACTATTGTGACGTAACCTTTTGCGCACACCTCCACGTACACCTAGAAAACCATATGCCAAATAATGATATATATGACGGATGGTTACAGGAACAACAACAGTGTCGTACATGGGAATTGCTACAGGTATCACAGGCATCTGCGCTACAATAGCCACATCGGATGCCACACTAGCCCCTAGGGGGATCGTTACGTTGTGTGCATACCTTTTAAGTGCTGCGCGAAATGAAAATATCTCTTCCCCGAAGTGCTGCTGGCTAATACCCCGTGTACTAGCGGTTGACTCATTCAACTCTACGCACGATAAATCATACTTCATCTCCCCCTCTGCAGATTGAAAAACTATCTGCCTCTCATCTGGGAAATTAGCATCATCCATAACGTTAACATGCATCTCCTTTGCTCTCACATAAACGTTAACTTCTATTCCAGAACCATCCGGTGATTGAATAGTGGTAAATGGAGAAACTCCAATATACCCATTCACAAATTCGTATGATTGAGAGGTCGATGAAAACGTTTGATAATTGTTAGCAGCTTGAGATGGTGTGTTAACACGTGCCCACGCTCTAGGACTGGCCCATCGTACACAAAACTCAATACTTTGAGTCTCCTGAATATCAACCACCTTAATGAAGTTTTTGTTCAAAGACAAATCAGCATCAATAAGAGCATACTGAGCTATATTCGGTTCATAATAGAAAGCCAACTTACCACGATGATATGCTGAACATACTATTTCAAACCTAAATATAATGTCTCCTCTCCAAAACCTGAAAGGCTGCGTCGCAAACATCATAGCTGTAGGTTGAAGATGACCGTTGTTGTTCGCATAGGTTGCCAACGACGGACTAATTCTACACAAAAATATAGAACTAGACAGAATCGTATCCTCAGGAACCCACGCAAACGTGTGCAAATAACTATCAAGCCCTGCTAAATAATTAATGCTCATCTCATCAACGTCAACTCCACCGTACCTCGGATCAACTGTCAAACCCTGTTCAGGATCACAAGTTATACGCTTAGCTGTTTCACCACCAATGAACTGCGCACCATTACAGAAAGGCCTGTTCTTAACATACATAGGTACAGTAGTCATAACAGGACGAGACCAACCAAACAAGGCCGACACATTCGCAATACCAGAACACACGTAGGCTCCAGCCCGCGCGTATGTTCCTATGACAGGAGCACCACTCACATAACGAAGCACCTCAGCAATACTAGAAGCTATACGCTCAACGGGACCAACCTTAGTCTCTGATTCCGTTGTAATTCCAATTATGGTAGCCGTCGGGCAACCCAATTGAACATTCTCCATCCACGCGTATATCTGCAAATGCACATCAGAAGGCGTTGCACTAACAGACTCAACAGTATTGATACTATAAATATACAACCTTCCTGCTTCTGCCAAATCTTCATAAGATGTGGTATCAGCTAACGCCAAAGCACTAGTATTAAACAACCTGTGCATAGGCTTCGTTGATATAAAAGGACATACCATATCGACTGGACTATTACTCTTAACATCTAACGTCACAGAACCATAAGCCTGTGATAAGTAATTGATAAAAGGTTTTCTAAAAGTCGAACTGAATGCAATACTAGTATCATAAGCAGCTATGGTCACATTTCTTTCCGCATAAGGCTGGTATGACAACAACATCCTTCCATAGTGAAACGGAGTACCTGAAATAACAACACGCACATGCAAGTCACCATGAATGTAAGCAAAATTCCTCAATTTAGCCCTAACTGAAGGGTTTAAGGTATAAAGATCCCACACAGGATAAGCTGCACTAAAATCAGTTGATGAAGCTATAGCAGTACTCGCAATCTCGACTGGTCTAGCAAAGAAATCATCTAAATCTAGCATGTTGTTTTGACCTTGATCAAAGTAACGTGAAACACCTGCTGACTTCTCGTCGGCTGCTGTTCCACCAATATCTTCAAGGTTCTCGTACATAGAAACACTCGAACCACTAACTGGTCCATCATGTTGTACGGCCACTTCCTCACTTTGAAACTTCAAACGTCGGTTTTTACGCCTTTGTATTCGTTCCAAAACAATCAGAGTCAATTTCTTATCTTCTTCTACACCAAAATTGCGCAAATCTCGCCTAGCAAGATTACTCAAATTCGGATGTTCCCAAAGATATGTGTCTTCTCTGATATCTTTCAAACTCAAACCGCTTTCAGTCTCCACTTTGCTCTCATTCTGACAAAACAATGTCAACGCATCGAGCGAGCGTTCTTCGATATAAATCTCATTAGTATTTCGGGTAACCTCAACATAGCGACTGAAATAGGGCGCTACGCGTAGAAACGGTGAAATTTCTTTTTCTTTATTAGAGTGAGGCTCTAATTTCACTAAACTGGCACTGACACCATCCTCACTTCCAGATTCAAGCCTTAACTCGTCGGGTTCGTTTCCCTCCCTTTCAAGTTCGGTATCCAATAAATCTGGTCCGCCGGTCACAGAAGATGTAATTCTCTCATAACTTGGCAAAGATTTCCTGATAATATCCTCTTCAATAAAATACGCTGATCGTATTAATTGATAAAGATCTTCTCTTACTCTATCGAAATCTTCTCTCGTCTTACAATGGAAATAAAATTCCCAAAGCATCGAGGCCGCATTCGCAATTCCTTGATCTTCATGAGTTACATGTCGTGATGGCAATCTCCACTTCATAGATCTATAACAAGATTCTAAACTAAGAGGAGCAACCCAACGTTCCAAACGGTCCATATAAACAAAGTTCCTCTTCAGAAACGACATAGTTTTTATAGTAACAAACTTTGTCATTTCACCAGATTTACCAGCAGTCGTGAAACCCATACCAAACCACAATTTACACGCAGACTGATAAGTAATATTGTTAAAATATTCCCGCATTGGTTCACGAACCGCTGCAACTACATCATCACCATAAGTAAAAGGTTTCACAAATTCAAAGAAGTTGTGTTCCCTCGTATTAGGATCAGAATACCACGCATACATCAACATAATCACTCCTCTAAGAGAATTGTCTTCAGCTGTCGCATATTTACCTGACGGTTGCATTCCTCCTTTAACAAAAACGTCGGAATTCAACTCAATAACAGGAAAAATGTTGTCGGTCATTATACCACGAACTATTTGCATAGCCGCTTCATTATAACCCAAATGTCTTAAAACATTACATACAACAGAAGACGCTCCATACGCAATAGAAACGGGATTACTCACATCGAAACCGGAATAGTCACCTTCCACGATACACTCCTCATCGAAAATATCTTTGCTCTCACCATCAATGTGTAAAAACTCTACCATACTACGTACCATATTGTCTGCATCAACGTGCATATTTATACCAACAGCGGTGCTAAAGATATCACTATGTTCAACCATCAACGAGTAAAAAGGACTCAAATACTGTCTGGATGCGATCAAAAATCGCAAAGGAGACATATAAAACAACCTAGTTGCACCCTTCTTAACTTTCTCTTCCAAACGAGGTTCGTCTTTCAAAGCTGCTGTAAACAAAGGTCGACACGTTAATCCTTGCATATAAGTACGAATATCAAACAAATAGGCTTCTTTCAAACTGTCAACTGGTTCTCTGTAGAAAAAATCCCCTTTCTCTTCATCAACTAAAGGAATATATTTACTCTTTGCTCCAGAATAACCAAAACCAGCTGAAGTTGAAGAGTTAATACGCGAAATGAAATCATCACAATCAACACCATTTATAGCTTCAGACAAAGATAAAGGACTCAACCTACCAACATTTCGTTTAGACAAATTGGATATAATATGATCAGAATAAACCTTAACACATTTTTCCAAAACATCATCAATCAAAGTTGGTGCTAACTTATTTATCTTCAATAGGCCCACATTATACGGTGAAATATACTCCCCTGTCTGCCTATCCTTCCTAGGCTTAAAAAGCGGAGGTGCATAAACTTCTTGAGGTGAAAAACGGAAATTCTCTTCAAACAACTCCGGTAAATATGGCTCCATCGCGCTCACAACAATCGAAGATCTCTTATTTATGGTAACAGGTTTATCCCTGCACTTTCCATAAAAATCAATCCCATCCAATTGTTCATAATTAAACGGCGATTTCGGTAACGGTTCTACTAAGTCAACATGAATTTCTCCTTGAGATACAATATCCATCAAATAAGAACTCTTAGATATCTTCTCTATTAAATCAAATATGACTTTTCGATCTATCATCATCCCATACGAAGCTCTTTCATCACTGACTGAACCTGCAACATGAATCCCTAACACACCATAAGAACCATTCGCCATCGACCCTATTAAAGGCAATCCGCACAATCCTTCCTTATGAACCATATCATATTTAAAGACGCTCTTAACCTTAATATCACCAACGTATTTATCCGATATATGTATATCCCCGTACTTACTGCCAGTCGTGACATCAGTACCTCGGGCTACCTTAAAATTATCAGGAAGTTTACCGTCAATAATATGGGGCGTAATATCCCTAAAGTTAAAAGAATGCAAACGTACTAAAGCCAAATCACTATCACCTTGGACTATCAATCCCATGTCAGTAATATAACATTCTTGGATCTGAGTACCTCTCGTAAAAGTGAACTTCCCAGTAGTAGCGCCCATTAACACATGTTTGTTAAAAATAGCATAGTTGCGACATACTCCTAAAGCATGCGCACCTCGTGATTTAACACCATCATTAAAAACAAACTTAAAAGAATTGAGCATGATACTAGCACTAAGCGTATCAATATCACCTGTAAAAGGCATAGCTGGTATAGGTTCATTAGAAACCATATTCCAAATACTAGACTTCTTACTTCTTTTACGCATGTCAATTACACCTACAGCACGTTCGATATCTGCCAAATCCTGATTTGCCTCAGAGTCTACCTTAAACACAGAGATACCCTGTGACGCAACATCTTTCTTGCTCATCTTTTTGCACAAATAGATCATGCCGACTAAAACGCCAGAAAACGCAGCGGCATACTTAGCCCATGCTTTACCTTTGGTTTTATTCCTCTGCCATGCATCTCTACAACAACTCTGACAATACTTATAAAATCGACTTTTAACGTATTCTCTTGATTTATCATAGAAAGTTCCATGCTTCAAGATATCAAGATCAATCAAAGAAATT